AAAACGCATCAAGGAACACCAGATCTAACGATACCTCCAGTTGGTATTGAGGACGTCGACGTTGCTTTATTCAAATTATTTGAAAATGAAATTAAGTTACAGGTAGGCGGAGATAATGGCGATTTTAAAAAGGTTCCTGTCATCTTTGCAACTGGAGAGAAATGGGCTCTTTTAAAGAAGAAAAAAACGTTGAGAGATAAAAATAATTCGTTGATTCTTCCTTTATTGACAATTGCAAGAAACACTGTGTCTCAAGATTTAAGTTCTGACATTGCTGGGAGAGGTATTAATCAACAAACTGGAGAAATTATCATTCGTCGTCGCCTTGATAAGTCAGACAGAGGTTATCAAAATTTAATAAATCGTTTCTTGTTAAAGAATCAGAAAAATGTTGCAACAAATCCTGAATTGGATCATGTTGATGGTCAACTGTTAACTGATCGTTTGATCGGTGCAGATTCTTATGATTCTACTGTTCAAGACGGGGCATGGTTAGCTGACATTAAGAAAAATAACATTTATGAGACGATTGTTGTTCCATCACCTCAATTTTGCAATTTAAACTATGAAGTGACGATGTGGACTCAATATACGCAACACATGAATCAGTTATTAGAGCAAATCATATCTTCGTTTTTACCTCAAGGAAATGCTTGGAAATTAAATACCCCAAAGGGATATTGGTTTATAGCGACAGTTGATAACAATTCTTATAATCCTGAAACTAATTTCGAAGAAATTGGGCAACAAGAGAGAATAATCAAATACAAATTTAATATCACGGTTAAAGCTTATATTTTTGCTCCACAACATGCTGGAAATGGAATACCTGTTAAACGTTATGTTTCTTCACCTATCATAACGTTTGATACAACGTTAGAGCCAAATAAAGGTTTAAATTCTTCAATTTCTTTAAAACAAGATCCGTTTTTAGGATCTGATGATCCAACGTTGCCATTAAGCGATGAGAAGAACTCTAGAAATGATCAAAGAAGATCAGGGACTACTCTTTATCATCCCGTTGTAGACCCTATAACGTCAGAAGATCCAGCAACTTCTAACAGGTCATCGCAACATGCTCAACGTCTTTATTCAAAATCGAGCGATGGTAAAACAGTTCAATATACTAGAATTTATAAAGTTAATGCATCTTCAGGAGAAACTATTATAAAACCTGCTTCACAAGTTCATTCCAACCCAAGTCCTATCGATGATGAATCTTTGCTTGGTGGAATCGTCTATTCTTCAGGCGACCTAGAATGATATTTGAAATTTTTGGTTTTTTTCAAATACTTATATGAAAGTTTTTGTGTTGCTAATGAAGGAGCAAGGATAATGTCTGAGCAGGTTTTTAGGTCTCCTAATTTTTTTGAGCGTGAAATTGAATTAAAAGCACCACCGGCAACAGGTCCGGTTGGCGTACCAGCAGGAGTCATTGGCATGGCGAATAAAGGCCCTGCATTTGTACCTGTCACGGTTGCAAGTTTTAATGAATTTATAAGTATCTTTGGCAATCTTGATCCAAAGAAGTTTGGTCCTTATGCTGTTAATGAGTTCTTAAAGAATAGAACAGCATTGACTTATATGAGAGTTTTAGGCGCAGGCGCAAATAGAACTGCACTTGATATTTCCAATACGACATCCACCGGCCGTGTTAAAAATGCTGGTTTTAAGCTTGAAGGAACCGTGTCCCCTCATGATTCGCAAGGCCGCCATGATGGAACAGTACAATTCCTCGTCGCTGATCATACCCTTCAAACGAATGAAGCGTATGGCATTCCAATGTTTACTGACAACAACTCACGAACTCAAGCAAGTAATGTTTCTCTTGTTCGCGGCGTTGTAATGATGGCTTCTGGAGCAAGAATGTTGGTTCTTGATGGAAATCAACAAGTTGGCTCAACGTTTAGTGGTGCCACAACGATTGATGATGCAGCTTTAGTTAAGTCAGGAAAGTTTAAACTTATCATTTCTTCTGCTTTAGGTTCTGCTTTCTCTTTTGATGATAAGGTTTCTGGAATCAAAATATACACGGCATCGATGAACCCAAGCAACGATGATTATTTCGGAAAGATCCTCAATAAAGATCCTGAGAAGTTCGAACAATATCAACATCTTCTATATTCTGATTTTGCTGTTGATGATGAAGTTGCATCAGTTCTTAACGATGATTACGTTGCAATTCTTTCAGGATCTTCTCTAACAAGCAACGTTTCTGGGGAGCCAACAACCACATTCCGTAATGCATTTGGCGGATTTGATACTCGTTTTACAGCCCCTAAGACAACTAATTTCATTTCGCAGCCCTTCGGCGCGACTGAATATGATCTATTTTCCGTCGAATCTTTAGATGATGGAGCATATGCAAACAGCCTCTACAAAGTTTCAATTTCAAACCTTAAGGTTTCTGAGAATGAAGCTTACGAGTATGGAACGTTTAATCTTCAAATCCGTGATTGGAATGATTCAGATATAAATCCAATGGTTTTGGAAGAGTTTGTAAACTGTTCTTTAGATCCATCATCCGACAATTACGTCGGTAAGTTAGTAGGAGATCGTAAAGTAACTTATGATTTTGATCAAGATGTAGTCTCCGAACGCAGAATCATTACAACAGGAAAATATGACAACGTTTCAAAATACGTTAGAGTCATTTTAACTTCTGCAGTCGAAGATAAGAAAATTCCTGCAAGATCTCTTCCATTTGGATTTAGAGGGCCAGAGCTTCTTAAAACAAACGATTCATTAACTGATGGTGCTACTGTCGCCAAACGATTAGGCGGATTGTTTACCGTTGATGCAACGGGTATTTTGTCACAATCAATACTTCCTCCTGTTCCATTTAGGTTTAAAGTAACGAAGGGTGCAATAACAACACCTGCATGGGAAGGTGATCCTGGACCACAAGAGATTGCTTCTCCTCAGTTTTATTGGGGAGTTAAGTTTGAAAGAAATGATTTGCCTCTTAACGCTAACCTTTCAGAAGTTAAGAATCCTCTTCTTGAGAGTTTCACAAAGTTTGCAGGCATAAAGAAGCTTGATGTTCTTTTAACTGGATCTGGTGCAGACACTTTCAACAACAACAAGTTCTCTCTTTCTAAGGTTGCTCTTTCTGCTGGAACAATCGCAGGGTTGACTGGAACTGTTAGAGCTCATATGAAGGAAGCTGCATACATTAGAAACGCAAACGTTGATCAAACAACTTATACGATTAATGATCCTGTTCTAGGCAATCGTATAACTTTCGCGTCTTTGCTATCAAATGGAGAACCATACCAATTTAACAAGTATTCATCATTTGCTAAATTCACGACTTTCATGCAAGGTGGATTCGATGGTCTTAACATCCTGGATTCAGCTGCATCAAGAATGAATGACAAGGCAACATCATTTGAGACACCACTTGGAGGAGCATCTTCGACGTTCGTCTCTCCAGGTATGTTAACAAACCTTGCAGGAACTGGGGTTGATAACAATGCCGTCAATTCTTACCTAACTGCAGTTGACGTCATGACAGATCCACTTCAGGTTAACGTCAATCTCTTGGCACTCCCTGGAATTCGTGAGGATTACATCACAAACTACACAGCCAAGAAGGTTCGTGATTACGGCCTTTCAATGTATGTAATGGATCTTCCAAACTACGATGACAACAATGATCGTATCTACGATGATTCTACTAACAGAATTAACATTGAGAACACTGCATCGACATTTGAAGGAAGAACTTTCGATAACAACTATGTTGCAACATATTTCCCGAACGTCTTTATCAACGATGCAACAAATAGCAGATACGTTAAGGTTCCATCTTCAGTCGCAGCACTTGGAGCATTAGGCTTCAATGACAAGGTTGCATATCCTTGGTTTGCTCCAGCAGGTTTCAATAGAGCTGCGCTTGACTTCGTCAACAATGTCGAAGTTAGATTGAATGTGTCTGATCGTGATCGTCTATACGATGCAAGAATCAATCCAATCGCAACGTTCCCACGTCTAGGTTTCGTGATCTATGGACAAAAGACTCTTCAAATCAGGAAATCAGCGTTGGATCGTGTTAATGTCCGCCGCCTCCTTCTCGAGGTGAAGAGACTCATTATCAACATCGCAAACAGGGTTGTGTTTGAACAGAACACACCAGCAGTTCGTAACAAGTTCGTTGCTGATTCTATCCTTCAGCTTGGTCTCATACAGGCTCAGGCAGGAATCGAGGCCTACCAGGTCGTGATGAACGAAACGAACAACACGCAAGAGGATGTTGACCTAAACCGCCTTAATGGTAGAATCGTTGTGGTTCCAACCAGGGCAATTGAATTCATAGCTATCGACTTTATCGTTACAAACTCTGGTGTCCAGTTCGTTTGATACCGAAAAATTCGAAGGTAAACTTATACTTATCAAGCAAATCGTAGGAGCGAGATAAATGGCACAGCTCAAGTTTGGAAGCGCAGGCGTAACGACAAGAGAGATTGACTTAACCGGACCAACAGAAACTGGTCCAACAGGCATACCAGCGGGAATCGTAGGTACTGCAGTGAAGGGACCGGCTTTCGTTCCTCTCACTTACGGTACATTAAATGACTTCTTTGCAAAGTTCGGCCAGAGCGATTCAAAGAAATTCGGTCCTCTTGCT